CAGATGGAGCACCAGTAGATGACTCAACATTATCTGTTAATGCTGGAGATTTTTTGGAAAAACATCTTAAAAAAATAGTTAAGTTTATTGAAGAAAAAACTGAAATAGAAATTTTAGCTATTGGTATTGGTCATGATGTATCAAGATATTACAACCGCGCAATCAAGATAACTGATGTTAACGAGCTTGGAGATGTAATGATTTCACAATTAAGCTCATTATTTGAAAACAGAAAAAGATTATTGGAATTCTATTAATATGTCAATAGTTTATGCAAATACCATTATATTAAAATGTGTTTATAAAAAAGATGTAATGGATCTTATGAATAAATATTTATAATATTATATAATGTTTAAAGTTTGTGTTATATTATCTATAATACTTTTATCATTTTTAGTTTTAAAAATGATAAAAAATAAAGAATATTTTGATAATAAGAATTCTTGTTATATGGGAATAAATGAAAAACAACCTTTAAAGGATGAATATGCAACTATTGGTTGTAATTTATATGATTATTATAACCAATGTGAAAAAAATAAAAAAGATGGAAAATGTACTGTTTATAATGTAGATGGTACAATTTCAGCAGTAAAATGTGAAGATGGTAATAAACCAAATTGTTTAGAAAGTCCAACTCAAGGTTTTGGGTGTCCGGGTAAAGATTTTACATCTGATAATATACCACCAATTAATCCTAATAATAATAAAGGTGTTGTTTGTAAATATACAGAACAATAAATATTTATAATACAAAAGAAACTTTTTTTATTTTTTTTAATTTTTTATTTTTTAAAACTGATTTAGATTTTTTTAATTTTTTATTTTTTAAAACTGATTTAGATTTTTTTAATTTTTTATTTTTAATATATTGTAAATCTTTTTTTAATATATTAAAAGAACTTTTATTATTCTTTCTTGAATATTTTGCTCTATAAAAAATTATAATTGTATGTTTTTTACCTTCATGGAATAATATTTTGTCTAATGTTATTTTTCTTTTCTTAAAATTTTCATTTAATTTATATCCATATTTTTTAAGAAAACCTTTTGATATTTCTTTTATCATTCCATTATATATTATTTCTCATAATATTTCTTTCATCTATAGTTGCTTTTAAAACTTTTGAATAAGTATTTTTTCTAATCATTTGTTGATATAAAGCATTTGTATCTTTTGGAAAACACATACCTCCATATGATAATTTACCATCTGTTCCGGGGACTTGTGTGTGATTTGGTGTTATCCATTTATTTTTTAACATCATATCAACAATATTATTATATTTTGCTTCTTCAAATTTTTTAGAAAGAGAATATATTTCATTAAAAAATTGTATTTTAACAGAGTAAAAACTATTAATACATATTTTCATTAATTCTGTTTCTTCATATGTTCCTTCACTAATTATACTTGTTTTCCAATAATATTTATAAAAATTTTTTAACAATTTAATACTTTTATCATTTTTATCAAAACCTCCAATAACTATATGCTCCTGATTTTTAAAATCTTCTTTAGCAGTTTTTGCTGATAAAAATTCTGGATTATGTAATATATTTAATTTATAACCTTCTGTTAAATAACGACATGTACCTGGTTCAATAGTACTTTTTATAACAGTTAATCCATTATAATTATTTTTACTCAAATAGTTACATATAAAATGAATAGAAGATTTATCATATTCTTTTTTGCTTTCAGAATATGGAGTTGGTAAACATAAAAAATTTATATCGGTATTTAATAAATATTTCATTTTTCCAATTTTTTTATATTTATCATATTCCGAAACATCAATACCTTTTTCTTCAAAAACAGTTTTTAAGGCTTTTCCGACAACACCAATACCACAAATCCCTATTTTTAGATCCATTTTATATTTAATATAAATAATTACGCTTAAATATCATCATAATTATTTAATAATAACTATAAAATGGAAAATTTAAAAAATGAAAAAAAAGAAAATATTATTCAAGATGAAAAAGTAAAAAATAAGAAAAATCCTTTAGTTTCTGTTATTATTACTATGTATAATACAGAAAGATATTTATCAAATAGTATTAATTCTCTTTTAAACCAAACTTATAAAAATATAGAGATAATTTTAATTGATGATAAAAGCACAGATAGAACAAAAAAAGTTGCTGAAATTTTTGTAAAAAAATATCCAGATAAAGTTAGATTGTTATGTAATGATAAAAACTATGGAGCATATATATCTACGAATAGAGGTATTATAGAATCAAAAGGTAAATATATTACAAAATTAGATTCTGATGATATGTATTTTAAAAATAAAATTGAATTACAAGTAAATGAATTAGAAAAATATAAAAATTATATAGCATGTTCTTGTTTAGTGAGTAGAATACACTATATAACAAAAAAAGTAATATCTAAATGTAGGTATGATATAGGATTTATGTTTAGAAGATGTGTCTTTGATAAAATTGGATATTTTGATTCTGTTAGATTTGGGGCAGATTCAGAGTTTATACATAGATTAGAAACAGTTTATGGTCGTACTAAAATAAAAAATCTTAATAAAGTTTTATATGTTGCTTTATTAAGACCAAATTCTCTAACTACATCACGAATTACTCATCAAAAATCTGATTTAAGGAGAATTTATACTAATTTATTTAAATACTGGCATAAAAATAGTAAAAACTTATATATTCAATTTCCTCAAAAAATTAGACCTTTTGCTGTACCATTACCATTCATAAAAAAATATTAAATAAAAATTGAAATTTTTATATCCTAATTATTTAATTACTTAAGATTAATACACATATTAATTAAACCATGACAGATAGACTTGATTTAATTAATAAATTATATCGTGGTAATATATCATATAACGGTAATGCTTTTACGGATAATAAATTAGAGTTTCAAGCACTTTCATGGGAAAAAGAAGATATTGCTTCTGATAGTGAAAGTGATGATGATTCTGACAATGATTTTGAAGTAAAGAAAAAGAAATATAAACAAAGGAAATTAGTTATTAGAACGTATGGTTTAACGAAAAATGGTATTTCAATATGTCTTGAAATTAAAGATTTTAAACCATATTTTTTATTAAAAATACCATCTTTTTGGAATTTAGAAATGATAAATAAATTAAAAAATAGAATTTCTATCGTTGTTAAATACCGTAAAAAAGATATATCGTTTTCAATTGTTAAAATGAAGAAATTATATTACTTTGATAATTATAAAGACCATAAATTTTTGAAAATTAGTTTTATTTCAGACAGTGCTAGATGGGATGTAATGAAATTATTGATTCCAAATGAAAGAGTAGCAATACGTCCTGATATTATTAAAATTCAAAAAACAATACCTATGAAGATTAAAGGAAAAGTTATTAGTTTAGATGTTTATGAATCAAGAATGGATACTATTATTCGTTTTATTCATTTAAGTAAGATTAAACCATCTGGTATTATTTCAATTGATAAGAAACATTTAAATTATACTAAAACAAAAACAAAATGTCAGATTACAAAATCTGTATCTTGGGATAAAGTTATACCAGTAAATGATGAATGGATAGCACCCTTTCGGATTGCTTCTTATGATATTGAATGTACTAGCAAAGATGGTAGTTTTCCACAAGCTTCTAGGAAAGAAGATAAGATTATTCAAATTGGAACTACAACGAGAATATATGGTAAAAAAAAGTGTATGGTTCAACATATTATTACATTGAAAGATTGTGATAATATTCCAGATGTTAAACATCAAAATGGGATAGAATTTGTAATTGTAGAATCTGCTAAAACAGAAAAAGAATTATTAATTCGTTGGGTAAAACATATTTGTTCTTTAGACCCTGATGTAATGATAGGATATAATATTTTTGGTTTTGATTGGAAATATATATACGACAGAGCTAAATTATTAGGATGTGAATCACGCGTTTCTATTTTAGGTAGACTTTGCAATAGAAAATGTAGGTTAAAATCTCAAAATCTAAGTTCAAGTGCTATGGGATTTAATACATTAAATTATCCCATAATGAACGGTAGATTACAGATAGATTTATTACCTGTTATTAGAAACGGACATAACTTAACATCTTATAAACTAGATAATGTTGCAAAACACTTTTTAGGGTTAAGAAAGAATGATTTACCACCAAGTCAAATCTTTAGTAGATATAAATCTGGGAAACCAAATGATATCAAAGTTATTGCTGAATATTGTTTAAAGGATTGTTTATTAGTAAATGATTTATTTGATAAATTAGATATTTTTGTAAATAGCGTTGGTATGTCAAATGTTTGTTTAGTTCCAATTAATTTATTATTTACTAGAGGACAGGGTATAAAAGTATTTTCAAAAATAGCAGAAACTTGTCTTAAAAGAAATACAGCATTTCCAACACTTGTAAGTTTAGATCATTCTAATAATGAATCGGTTGGTTATGAAGGTGCTATTGTTTTAGACCCTTTACCTGGATTTTATGATGATCCAATTGCTGTTCTTGATTATGGTTCTCTATATCCATCTACTATTATAGAACATAATATATCTTATGAAACTTACTTAACTGAAAAAGACATGAAATGTCTTGAGAAAGTTGATAAAAGAAGGTATAATAAAATAGAATATAATATTTATTCTGGTTCTGGAAAAGATAAGAAAAAGATTGGTGTTAAAACATGTATTTATGCTGAACCTTTATTGGAAAAACCAAAAGATGATAAAGAGAGAAAAATGATGCCAAACTTAAGAGGTAAAGGTATTATTCCAAGTTTATTACAAGACTTGTTGTCAGCAAGAAAAGCAGCAAAGAAACTTATGAAAAATGCAACTGACCCTTTTAAAAAAGCTGTTTATAATGGTAAACAGCTAGCATTAAAAATGACAGCAAATTCGGTATATGGTTATACTGGTGCTAAATTCAGCGATTTAAGATTTATGGATTTGGCAGCTTCTACAACAGCTGGTGGAAGACAAAAGATTTATACCGCTAGAGATTTAGCAATCAAAGCATATCCGGGAACAGTCGTTGTATATGGTGACACAGATAGTATATTTGTAAATATGAGTAATATACCCGAATTAAAAGGATTAAAAGGAAAAGAATTGTTGAAAAATACTATTAAAATAGGTGAGAAAATGGCTGATAAAATAACATCACAACTTCGTAAACCTCAAGTTTTAGAATATGAAAAAACATTTTGGCCTTTTATGATTATTACAAAAAAGCGTTATGCTGGTAATAAATATGAGTTTAACCCTAAAAAATATAAATTTACATCAATGGGATTAGTTACTAAACGAAGGGATAATGCTCCTATATTAAAAAAGATTTATAAAGGAGTGTTAGACATAATGTTTGGTAGTAATGAAAGTAATATCGCTGTTAAAAAAGCAGTAAAAATGTATAAAAGCAGTGTTCAAAATTTACTATCTGGAAATGTAGAACTACAAGACTTAGTAGTAAGTAAAACATTAAAAGTTGGATATAAAAACCCAACAGCAATTACACATAAGGTTTTAGTTGAAAAAATGAGAGATAGAGACCCTGGAAATGCACCAGCATCTAATGACAGAATACCTTATATTTTTATAGATTCGTCAGAACTTAAATGTCATATCTGCGAAAAGAAGGTAAATGTCAATAGATGTAAATGTAAAAAATGTATGAATCTTTATTGCTCTAATCATTTAAAAAGACATAAAAGTAAATGTATTCCAAGGTGTAGAATTTGTTGGGGACAAGATGAAACTATTAGATGTTGCTCTTTGTGTGGTGGAGGTTTTTGTTCCAAACATAGAATGGCACATAAATGTTCTAATATTAATGAAAAGGCATTACAAGGAGATTTAGCAGAAACACCAACTTATATTAAAAATAATAATATTAAAGTTGATTATAGATACTATTTGGATCATCAAATTAGAAAACCTGTTTCACAGATTTTCGAATTGATAAAAGAAACAAAAGGTATTGATCCTTTAAAAAAGATTATTATTAAAGATAATAATAGAATTAATAAAGTAAAAAGTATTACAGATTTTTTTAAAATTAAAAAACCTGAAAGAAAAAAATAATTTTTATTATTTAATAGTTATATTTATTTTGACATAGAATCAACAATTTCTATTGTCATATTTTCCTTAGTTTCTTCCGTGTTAGAATTAGTTGGACTATTTTTAACAGAGGAATTGCTGGTATTGTTTTTAGTAGATTTTCTGGTATATTTTCTAGTAGTTTTTTTAGCAGGTTTCTTTGTTGAAGTTTTCTTAGTAGTTTTTCTCGTTGAAGTTTTCTTAGTAGTTCTCTTTTTTGGTTGAACTACAACTTCTTCAACTTCTTCACTTTCGGATTCTGATTCACTTTCATATTCTGATTCAGATTCACTTTCAGATTCAACTACAACACGCTTTTTCCTTCTCTTAGAATTTTTTATCTTAATTTCTTTAACACTAGTTTTTTTATCATTATTCCTCTGTGTAAGTCTTTCATTAAAAAGTTGTTTTACATTTTTTCTATCATTATTAGAAGAACTTGAAAAAGATACACCCTTGATTTCTTTTACCTTTTTTGCTAAAACTAAACATAAAGTTGTTAAGTCATTGTGATTTCTTTCAAGATTAATTAATCGCTTCTTAAGTTCTAGAAATGCATATTCTGATACTGGCATTTTTAAATCTATGAAATATATATTTTAATAATTTATGAATTTAAACGCTCATTAATAATATTTGAAAGTTTTAAATTATTATACCATTTTTTTATTGAATTTTTATTTGTTTTATTTATATTATTTTTACTATTATATTCAATTAATTTTTTTCTACATATTTCACACGGAAATATTTTAAATAAAATATTAAAAAGTTTTTTAAATTCAATAAATCTTATTGAATTCATATTTTTTACATAATGGTCTAAAAAAATACATATTTTTTTATTAATTTTTATATTTTTTTTTTCATCTAAAAACATTTTTTTAGATTCTGGATAATGAACTATTTTTTTTCTAAGTTTCCTGTTAACAGAATTGTGTAAATCATTAACCCATCTTAATAAACTATCACTATTTTTTAAATATTTTATAACAGGTCTTCTTCTTAAATATTGATAATAATGTATTTTACATTTAATACATGGTATAATTTTTGTTATCGTAGTAAAAAAAAGATTATAATAAATAATTCGCTCTTTTGTAATTGGAAAATTATCATATCCAAGTGCAACAATATGAATTAATTCCCATAAACTTGGTCCCCATGCCTTAATTGGAAATCCCATATATTATTTACTTACATTTTTATAAAGGTTTAAAGAGTATTTTTATATTAAATATTTATTATGTACTCTAGTAAAAAGAGAAAGCTACAAAAATATTATTTTGGTAAAAAATATCAAAATAATAAAAATAAAGACGAAGATGAGACTGAAGAAAATAATGAAGAGAAAGGAATTGGTTTAGGTGTATTAAATAGTTTAATGAATAAAAAAATAGATGTTATTGGAAATCATATTTGGTTTAATGACGATGTTACTAATAGTAGTGTAAGTAAGTTAATTAAATTAATTAGTGCTCGTAATTTTGCTTTTGCACAAGAAGAAAAAAAAGTATTTTATGGAAAATTAATTCCTAAACCTATTTATTTACATATAAATAGTTATGGTGGTGATTTACAAGAAGGAATGGCAGCTGTTGATGCTATAAAAAATTCTAAAATACCTATCCATACTATTATTGAAGGACAAGCTGCAAGTGCAGCAACATTTTTATCTGTTGCTGGTGAAAAAAGGTATATGACAGAAAATTCTGTTTTATTAATTCATCAATTATCTAGTGGTTGCTGGGGAACTATGCACGAATTAGAAGATGAACATGAAAACAATAAATTCTTTATGGAAAAAATTTATTCTTTATATTCAAAATATACTACTATTTCTAGGACAAATTTAAAAAAAATAATGAAACATGATATTTGGTGGGATGTTAAAAAAGCTATGAAACATGGTTTTGTAGATGAAATTTATTATGGAGATGAATCAGAATAATTTACTGAAGAGGAATTCTTCCTGGAAAACAAGGAAGGTTTCTTCCTTGCATTTTCTGTCTTTTAATTCTCTCTGGAACATCAACATCGGGACAAAATAATTCTTGACACTCACTCCTACATTTTTTAATTCCACATGCTTTTAAATAATCAGCATTTCTATAATAAGAAGATGTACTCATTCCACCTCTAACCCAATATTTTGGGACATGATGTTTAGGGTCTTGAATATTATCTCTAATACAAGGAACTTGAGGTTCAAATCTATCTAATCTAGCATGTGTATTACAAGATTTTAATACTCTGGTATTTTCACCAGATAATAACATACTATAGGTATCAGTATCCATTAATGGTGCTCTACATTCTCCCATAAATGGAACTGTTCTATAAGGTCGTGAATTTAAAGATTGACGAGCTTTTGTATGAGTCATTTGGTTTCCTGTTTTTCCATTTCTAAGTTTTGAGTCGTTATTGACATTTCCACAAACAAGAGAAGGATATTGTTGGTTAAGACCAGGTTCACATAAATAATTATTATTGGTATTACATCTTGTATTGTAACCAAAAGCATATTCTGACATAATTTTAGTAGCATTATCTTTCCAAGTAGTTTGGCAACAATCGTTTCCTAAATTGGTTCTTTCATTTAACCATTGTTTACAATTCATTTTTGTTGTATATATTATTTAATACTATTTTTATTTTGTATTATTTAGATTTTAGACGACATTCATAATATCTAATTAAACGAGCGGCATGTCCTCTTTTCATTTTTATTACATTAACAAGATATTTTTCTAAATTCTTTACAATTTTTAAATCATAAAAACAAATAATAAATTCTTTATCAAAATTATTTTTATATTGTGTTAAATATGTTTTATTAAGAGATTCTTTAAAAAAATCTTCATTATATTCCCATAAATCTAATTTTTCTTTTGCTCCTAAAAAAATAACAAAATAACTTAATAGTTTTTTAAAATCTAAATCAGAATATTTTTTATTTTTTTTACAATAACAAGAAGAATTTATTTTTTCAACTAATTTATTTATTTCATTTTTATCTTTACGTTTCTTAATCCATTTCTCAAATAATTTATAAAAACTTGAAGGAAAAAAAGAATGTTTAGCAACACAATAACTACATGGAAGTATTATGTCAAAAAATTTTGAATCATCTAAATAGTGTTCTGTTAATTTATATTCTAGTTGATAATAATGAAAATAATCCTCTATATTCATATATAACTATTTTATATTACTATTATTTTTATTTTTAGATTTCCCTAAAATATCTAATAAATTTTGCTATATGACCTACTTTCATCTTAATATTATTTTTCAAATATTTTTTAAGTTTTACTATTAAATATAGATATTAATCAATTTTTTAATAAAAAATATTTTTTATATTTTCTAACAAACCGTGATGCGTGTCCTGGTTTAAAACCAATACTTTCTAAAAAACTCTTTGGATTATTTGAAGATTTTTTAAATTCTCTTTTAAAAGAGACAAAAGAGTATATTTTTTTAATTTTAAATTGTTCTCTGTATTTTTTAAGGTCTTCTTCTTTATATTTTAATTGAAATATAAAATCTTCAAATATTTTAATATTTACAGTAGTAATTATTATGCGATATAATGATATTATATCAAATTTCCATGACTTAGGATAATCTCCGTAATTTATAATATTTTTTATTATATCAAACCTCTCAAAAAATAATTTATTTTTTTTAATTTCTTCAGAAAATTTCTTATATTTATTTTGTTTTAGAATATTTGGAATATCAGATAAAATATTACTAACTTTGGTTGAAAGTATTTTATATCTATTATCTCGTACAAACATCTTCATCACATTATACATAGTTTTGCCATCATTTACAAGATTATCTTCCAAATAAAATTCATCAGTTAATTCATACTCTTTGTATAAATCATCATAAATGTTTTCTGATTTTTTTTCTTCAAAATAATTTAAGAATCGTTGAAAATTTTTTTCTTTAGAATCCATTTTTTAATTGATATTTTAAATTCTAACAAATATTAATCATTTTTTATTAAAAAAAATTGAAACCAAAAACTTTAAGAAATGTAATAGTGTATTGTATCATCAGAAGTGATGAGCCAAGCAAATCGTCCAAATGACGGTAAAACGCCACCGGAAAGCCGCGGCCAGTGCAAAGGTAGCACGGAGACGACTCATCCAGAGCAGAAGACTCAACCAGAGAAAAATACAGACCCCAAAGGGTGGCTGAAGCTTGTCGGGCTCGAAGCCTTCATGAATTTGAAGGGGCGCAAAAACCGATCCCTGGTGGCGCTCAACCGGGATAACGGCAGTATACCACACTTGAATTCATACGTGATCCGTATGTTAGGGTTTCCGACTTCTTGCGAGCTGCTTTTGAAGTGGCTAAAGGCCAAGTGCGGTGAGGATTTCAAGAGTGGGGAGATTAAACAGATGAGGGAGCTGGGTCTCGGCTGTAACAAGCTGCAGTCATTGCCCAAGGAAATAGGGGATCTCAAACAACTGAAGGCGTTGTATCTCAACAACAACAAGCTGCCGTCATTGCCCAAGGAAATAGGGGATCTCAAACAGCTGAAGAAGCTGAATCTCGACTACAACCAGCTGACGTCATTACCCAAGGAAATAGGGGATCTCAAACAGCTGGAGTGGTTGTATCTCAGAAACAACCAGCTGACGTCATTGCCCAAGGAAATTGGGGATCTCAAACAGCTGAAAAGGCTGGATCTCTATGGCAACCAGCTGACGTCATTGCCCGAGGAAATAGGGGATCTCAAGCAGCTGAAGGAGTTGGACCTCCGCTACAACGAGCTGACGTCATTGCCCGAGGAAATAGGGGATCTCAAACAGCTGGAGTGGCTGTATCTCTACGATAACAAGCTGACGTCATTGCCCGAGGAAATAGGGGATCTCAAACAACTAAAGAAGCTGAGAGTTTATTTATAAATTCTCAGCTTTAAAACATAGTACTATTTTATTAAAAAAAAATTGAAACATATTATTATGTTTTTTTGGCAGTATTGTTAAACATATTCATGATTTTAATATCTTCATTAACTTTCTTCATAATAAGATCTAATACAATATCATTTTTTAATATTTTATTAGATTTTCTAAGAAGTCTTGATACATGACCGTTTTTCATATTAATTTTATCAATTAAAAAATCTTTATCTTTATTTTTTAAATCGTGAAAATAATAAATATTATTATCATTAAGTTTTTTCTTGTATTGATTTAATTTAAGATCGTTAAGTGATTTATTAAAATAGTTTTCGCAAAATAACGGTTTTATTACTGTTTTTATTATAGAATAATAAATATTAATAATTCTATTTTCATATCTTTCAGTTGCTAATTCACTAAAAAAACCACAATAACAAGTTTTTTTAATAACAATTTCTATTATTTTAAAAAAATCTGAATAAAAATCAATATTTTTAATATAAGATAAAATTTTTTTATAATTTTCATCTTGTAATAGTACGCTTTTTATAACACATAATCCACATACTTTATCTTCTTCGTTATAAGAAGAAGATAATTTATATTTTTCATATATTTTTTGATATATTTTATCAGGTGTATCTTCACTAAAATATGTATTTATAATATTATTGATATATTTTGACATTTTTTTATTACTAAAACTAAAAATATTTTATTATATTTATCATTTTTTTTATAAAATTTTAAATCATTGTTCCCGTATGAGGAGCACAATTTAAACCTTTTTCTTTACACGTTGGTCCAGTTTTATATAACCATTTTGCAAAACTTGTTTGGTCTGGAACTTGATTATACGCTATTGTATAAAATTCTCTTTGTCCGTTTCTTTTTGAATATAAATCACTAACATCTCTGTAAAGTTTTTCATTAAAACATTTTTCTACTTTTTTTCTAATTTTTAAACTTTTTTTATCATTATTTAGAAATGCTTTACACGCTGGTGGTCTATGATAATCATCTGTTATATGATTATAATTCATAAATGGATTATCAACTGTGGGTTTTATACACTTTTTCATAGGTTTATCTAATGATATTTCTTTTAAACTCATATTTATTAAATCTTCTTTTTCTGGATACATTATAAATAAACCATATGTTAATAATAATACTATTAATGGTAATAATATATATTTTAAGTTTTTTGAATATAATAATAATCCAAGTGTTAAATAAACAGATAATCTAACAATTGAATTTAGGTTTTCTGGTATAGTTTGATTTTTATTTGGAAAAAAATCTTTAAGTTTATCTTTATTTATTAAAACATTTGGATTATTTAACCAAAAAGTATTTGACATATTACTCTTTATATTATACTATTGAATAATATTCTTTTTCAAGGAATATTTTGGTATAAAGCATATGTTTGATGTATAACAGATGTTAAATAATAAGATAATAATATTAAATTATTTATAATAATTGCGTGGTATGAATTATAAGAAATATTAAAATAATTACATATAGGACCATTTATTAATAATAATTGTATTATTATTGTAATAACACCTAACAATCTAAGTTTTAATTTATTATAACCAATTTCTTCATCTTTTATTTGTATTTTTTCTAATATTGTTTGTATTTTTTTTAGTGGTATAATATCTTGAAATGGTATAGTTATTTTTTCTTGAAAAAATAGTGGATATACTTGAATACCCGATAAGATAATAAAAACTAAAAAATATTTTATATTAAATTGTCTAAAAAATATTTTAATTAAAATTAAAGATATAATTCCAAAAATTATTGTTATAAATTTAAAAAAAACATCTCCAAAATATTCTTTTTTTAAAAAAATTGAACCCCCTAAACAAATAAATAATGTAATGTAAGTATAAAAATTATTTGAATATGTTATTATTAATGTTAAAATAAATATAGTTATTATTTTTATAAATTCTATAATATCATTTCCATGTTCTAATTTATAATAATCAATTAATTCATCATATATTTTTATACATATTGAAAATAATACTGATAATATATAAATATATTTCATTTCATACTATTTTATATATTTATATATAATTATTTTAACGATATTATAAATATCAAAAATTAAATATGTCAAAAGGACTAAATAGATTTATATATGTTTATACACCTAATAAAAATTATAAAGATATTAAAGAAGAATACGATAAATATCTTTATGATTTTCATAAAAGATTTACAAAAATAAAATTTATTGTTGATAAAAATATAAAAAAAATAAAAATTAACTTAATTGGATATGATAAAAAAATTAGCCATACATATAGAAAATTCAATCCAAAAAAAATATTAAAAGATATTGATAGTATGCCTATAGCAAAAGTTGAAAAAAAAGCATTATCTTTGTATGCTGATTATAATCCAAAAACAACTATAAAAGGTTTAGGATTTAAAAATAAAGAAAAAGCTTTATTTACAATTAATAAAATTAAAAATTTAGATTATAAATACCAAATGAATGTAATTAATACAATGATAAATAGGGCAAAATATCATCCGCATATAAACGATAATATGAAAGAAGCAATTAAAATTTTTGAAGAATTTAAAAAAAAGATAAAAAAAAGTTCTTAATTTTTTTTCCTTCTAAGTTTCTTTTTTAACCTTCTTTTCATTTTTCTACTGCTTTGTTTATTTGGACCTTTAAATAAATCTCCCATGGAAGATAAATTTTGCATCATTTTCATCATATTACCAAGATTTGGACTACCATTATTACCTCCTAACCCACCTAATTTTCCTAATAATCCAGTTGCTTCTTCTAATAGTTTTTCTTGTTTTACATCACCAGACTCCATTTTCTTTTTTAATTTATCACATACAGTTGTCATTAGTTTTCCAATTCCCTTTTCCTTATCACCAGATAATAATGATTGAAAAATTTGCATAGGATTATCCATATTCTTTAAATCTCCTCCCATTATTTCTTTTGGGTCAATTTCATCAGAAATTTCCTTTGCAATTTTTGCTATAGAAGAATTTTCTAAAAAACTTTCATTTAAAGGATTTTCTGGTTTTGGAGTTTCATTATCTTTTTTATCTCTTCTCCATGTTACCATATTACTTACTAGTTCTGCAAAATTATCAATAGATTTTTTTATTTCCAAATCATTTTTAAAAGTTTCTTTTGTATATTTATTGGAAATTGATAAAGCATATAGAGAATGTATATATTCAATAATAACATTCTTATTTTTATTATTAAGTTTATCCATAAGTTCTAAAAATTTTAAATTTTCAAAAACAAAGGGGTTTACTTTTTTTTCATTAAAATATTCTAAGTTTCCAGAAGACATTTCTGTCATATGAGGATACCAATTTTTAACAAATAAATCTAATTGTTTTTCACCATCTTTTGGCAATGAAGGATTATGTTTATTCCAAAAATCTTTTGATACAATAGATTTAACTGAATCAAAAAATCTTTTATAATTAGCTGTAAATCTTTCCATCTCTAATAATAATTAGAGTGATTTATATAAAAAAAATTATCCGCACATAAATTGTTTAATATGCTTATCTGCCAAAATAACTAAGACTTGAAAATATTTCCAAACAATAAGTTTATTTTCATTAGAAAGTTTATTTTTCCACAAATCTGTTAAATGTATTGCTTGAGACATATAATCTTTTTCAATTTCAACATTATCTCCTAAAAAGAATTTTTCATCTTTATCTATAATTTGCTGTTTATAAGGTGAAACAAACTGAATAAAACTTTTTAAAACTTTACTTTCATCAAACATTAGTGCTACATCAATTTGACTTTGAAATATCTTAATATCTTTTTCATTTGGTAAAATTTTATGTAATTCATCTAAAAATTTATTAATTGTTTTATTAAATCTTAAAATAGAAGCTTTTTTTGATTTCTGGTGACTCATTATGTTATTGATAATATATATATTATATTAATTAAACGATATAAATTATAGTATAAATCTTTATATATTTATTTTTCTTCTTGCTAATAATTCATTATAAGCATCTTCAACATTTTTTTCTCCACCCGAACTAGTTTGTGGTATCATAGGTGGTTTTCCACCCATTCCGTGTGAGGTTGGCATTTGTCTTTGAGGTGCTTGTGGCAAAGGTGGTCTATTTGACCTATTAATTTCTTTAATAGGTTTTGGTTTGGTATTTATAAAAGAACTTTCTTCTGGTGTATTAATTTTTTGGTCTCCTCTTTTTACAAAAGCAAATGTATGTTCCATTGGCTGGTCTATATCTTTAACATCTAAATATGAATAATTATCTCCTAAGCCAGACCCCATTTCACTTGGTAAATAAGCTACAATACCTATCTGAGCTGAAGTTTTTTTGGAACTTAAATTTTCTAACCATTCAAATACTTCTTTTCCTACTAATGGTTTTTTAACCTTGGGAACAATTATAGTAGGAACACTTTTAACAAATGATGGAAAACTTACACCCTTGTTGCTAACATTTATTTTTTTAAAACTTGAATATACAGGATTTTTACATAAAATATTAATAAATTCCTTACAATTTATACAATAATTACTATAATATAAGATATGCTGACCTTCAGCACCAATAGCAAACGGTAATTGATTTGTAACTGGTTGTCTAGTTTGCTGTCTATTAAATTGATTTTTATAGTCATACTGCGATACTTTTTGATTTCCGTTATGTTGTTGGGTTCTGGTATATTGTTGGGTTCTGGTATATTGTTGAGTATATTGCTGGTTATGTCGTGGTTGATTATATTGTTGATAACTCATATTTACAATAAATATATTATGATTTTCTTATTAAATTTAAAAACGCATTTATAATTAAAAGACTTAAGATAAAAATTGATATATTATTTAACATATATTAAGATAACATATACAATATTATGAGTAAATACTTTACGAATATAGAAGTTCAAGATAGAAAAGGTAATCCAAATGATTTATTTACATTTAAAATGAAAGATGTCTTAATATCATCTGTTATTGGTAATTGTTTAAGAAGAGTTATTGGATTAGACATTCCAGTTTATAGCATATCACCTGAAAGTTTTGTAGTTTTAAAAAACACATCTTCGTGGGATAAAGATAGACTTATACATCAATTATCATATTTACCTTTGATTCAAGAATCTTTTGAAAAAATAGATTTAAATATGGTTGAATTACATCTTGATATTAAAAATGAAAGTAAAGAAAATATTGATATTTTATCAAATCGCTTAAAATTTTATAACAAAGAAAAAGATAAGAATATTGATAATGATAATTTTATATTATATGATAATTATTTACTTGTTGAAGACTTTTTACCTTTTCAAGAAATTAAACTAAAATGTCAAGTTGAATATAAAACTAAAAGAAATTCTTCTGCTATTCATCAAGCTGGAACAGTAGGATTAGACTATGTGATTGATTCTAAAGATAATTCTCGGAATTTTCCTTCTGAAATATCTTTTATTGTTACATTACAAACAGGAATTAATCCAAAACAGTTAATTTTAAAAGCGTTTGATATTTTAATAAATAGATTTGATAATATAGAAAAAGCAATTGAAGAAAAAGATTCTTCTGTTTTTTATATAGAACTTAATCGGAATAACAGATATGATTTTGTTTTTATTGGTGAAGACCATACACTTGGTTCTTTAATTGAAAAATGGAACAATAGGCACGATACCAATTCTGTAACAGGATATAGATTAACAACTGATACGAAATCAATTAAGATTGATTATGGCCTTAGTAAATTTTCTGTGAAATTAGAAATTGATAATGATGTTACAAAAGATAAAATTTTAGATTCTGTAGAAAAATCTATTTATATTTCAGAAAAAGATGAAAAGAAACAAAGAGATGAAACTGTTAAATCATTTCTTATAAATTTAGATAGAATAAGAAAGTATTTGTCTTCATTAAAAACAGATTTTGAAAAAGTAAAAATTAATAATATTCCATTAGAGGATTTTAATAAAACATATTTTAATAATAGAACTTTAAGAGCGAATCGTCTTAAAAAATAATTTATAATGAATAAAAATTTTCTTTCATTATTTTACTTTTAGCATAGTTAATAATATTATCATTTATATTTGATGCCATTGTTTTCTTTTCTACACCACTAAACTTGTCATATAAAAAAATACCTAATGATGCACCACCAATAAAAACAATTAATCCTTTTGTAATATAAAAAAATAATGACATTATAAGTATCCCAACTAATATCCAAAACCATAGTTGCTTCTTTAACCAAATCATATTATCACCTGATAAATAATTCATTTTATATATAATATAAACATATATAAAATAGATTTTATTATAAAAATTTAATAAAAAATAATAAAAGTTAATAAAAAAATAATAAAAGTTTAATAAATAAATTTAATAAAAAGAATAAGGAAGATTATTTGCTAATTCAACTAATTTTTTTAATAGAAATGATGGGTATTCATTTAAATGTTGCCTTACAACAGATTGTTTAATACGAATTTTTTTCGTAATATGAATTCCATGAATTTTATATAAGACTGGTTTTAAGAAAACTAATAATTTATCTACTGTAATAACCTTTCTAATTCTTAACAAAACATATTCATTATAAGCAAGAAGGCATAAATTATTAAAACTTTTTTCAAAAAATCTAAAAGTTTCATTTGTTTCTGGATAATATGTTAAAAATTCCTTAATTTTATTCTTTTTCTTTAATGTAAAATAATGAAGTAGTAAAGAATTAGAATTACCACGAAGGTCTTTTACAGATTGATACTTAGTATTTACAACCTTAACAAACGAACTTCCATTTTGAACTACATAACCTTCTACAAAATAAGGAAGATTCTTTACAGATTTCCACATATCAGTTTTACTTTTAAATGTTACTTTATCTGGTTTAGTTACTCCAATATCAACATCAACTAATTTATATGTTTTCATATTTCTTGTTAAAACATGTGTTAAACAAGCAGTATTATGCCTTGCTACAACTCTATTATCAGGATGTGCTAATACAAATGAATAACAATAGTCTTTATTAAGTTTTGAATAATCTGGTTTATTTGTTGAATCATTAAACATTTCTAAGAAAGATTTATCACTAAAGAAAAATGAATTATTAGCATCAATCTTACGGGTAGTTGAAACTACCCATTTATTATTATAATAAAATAACTTAATTTGAGACCCATCATAACTTTTTGTTACAACACAATCTTTTAAATCCCATTCTTCTGGTAAATGCCGACTCATTTTATTAAAAGTATAACATAAAGGTTTATTGGTATTCTTTTCAACAATAACACCACGATATTGTGAAACAACATCATGTTGTTCTTTTGTTAAATTAATTTTAACCTTAGAAGATATTTTACCTGGTTTGTTATAAGTAATCATATAAACACCTGGAACATTTTCCTCATCTTTAGAAACAATTCCATATTTTCTATATAATCCAACACGAATATCAGAATATTTACTATTACCTAAAGACTTTTGAAGGTCTTTAACACCCATCAAATTAAAATCAACAAACTTAACATCTTCCTTAATATCAATAACCTCCTCATTTGTTTCAGTATTTTTTCTTTTTTTATAATTATTTACATTATTGTTATTAACATTATCAACATTAACAACATTATCAACATTAGTAGTAATATTAACTTTACAATCATTCATAATATTTGTTTCAATATTTTCAATAGATTTTTTAGTTTGATTAAGTAAAGTAGAAACAGTAGACATAATTTTTTTTCAAACAAGTATTAATTTAAATATAGTGTAATATGTATTAACCTTTAAGTCTTTTTATAAATTAAACTTATTTAAGTTTCTTAAATAATATTAAATTATATCTTAATAATATATTTTAATATTATATATAGACTTTTAAATAAAAGTTAAAATGGAAGAGAGCGAGAAAAGAGAAGATATTCAAAATAATATCCAAAATGTTCTTAAAGAAAATTCAAATAAAGAAAGTTTAAATGAAGAAAATTCAAATAAAGAAAGTTTAAATGAAGAAAATTCAAATAAAGAAAGTTT